CGGGCAAAGCCCTAATTCGTATGGTGTCTACCGCAGATAAACCATGCGGCGGAGACATGTCTCCGCGGTAGCGTCTCGATCTTACGAGACTCTCAACATAGCTTTGCTATGTGGACCTTCTCCCAACGGGAGACGGAGTGTAGGATTTCGCAATCCCACACATCTTCCCTCAATGGGAAGCCATCGTCGAATTCAGTGTAATCGACGTAGAGCATGGCACCGGGATCTTCAATCCAGGTCATGCTCCAATCCTTAGGTTCTCCTAAGGGCCTCAGGAGGTCTTCGACCTCCTGTGTGCGACCTATCATATAGATCGCAGGATCCAAGCATACCACTGTATGTGATATTCTTGGATTCCAGTTCGAGAGTTTTCTCTGAACTAGTCTCCCGAGACGGTAGTCTCGGGTTACAATACCTATGATGGTATTATTGGCCCATTCCCTCTCCAGTACATGGAGAATATATGAGTCTGACTCAAGTACCAAATTGAGTCTCTTCACTACTCTGTCTGGTAGTGGATGCCCCTCCCTGATAGTCCTAAGAATATCGGGGAGGGCTGCTTCACGGAGATCTACATTCTCCGAAAGCCAGTCTTGGAATATATCCCGAGACTTGGGGAACAACCTTCTATGTTCTCCAAAGTCCCAACCCAGCGACATGGGGTTGAGATGTGGGATCTTCGTTGTGTCAACGTAGTATCCCCAAGATTCCTGTTGTTTGAAGCCAGGATTCTTCCAGGTATCTATAAGCATACCTAGGTCCACTGTTGGTTCATTGGTATGACCAGCAGTGAATTGCCTGTCTATATTGAAGACAGGCTCCGGAGGGGTTCTCCCCTCCAGCAGTGCCTTGTAGTAAAGGCCCTTAGCCAGATCGAAGAAAACGGTCTGGGGGTCCTTGATGGACGTATGTCTCAAGGATCCTAACAAAATCTTTGTATTTTTGTTAGATGTGTCAAGTATTGCATCACTTGGCAACAACTTCCGGAGTCCATCTATCTTCGGAAGGTATAGGTGGTGTCTTGTGACCACCTTATCAAGTCTATCGCTTCTGATAAACTTGAACCCAAACCTACTATTTAGGAGGGCGGAGAGACGAAAGAACGTCTCTCTTGGGTCACGTGATTTATCATTTATCACGCGTCCCATAAACCTTTCACTATGTGGAAAGGCCCCATCGCCACCGATTTCGAGTGGCGTGTACGGACATATACAGTCCGGTTCTTGTGGCACCAACATGTGTTGCAACAAGGCGGCCTGGGCGAAGTGCCTGGCCGCGGGTGTGTTCACTGAGTGGACCCACATACTCTCCTTTCCTAGGAGAGAAAACCTACCTATATTTGTCATAGAGTAGGCGTCTGTCTCAACTACTTGAGGCAGAAGGAGTCTAATACGTGGATAATCCAGGTATTGTAACTCCTCACCCCTCTTCATTTTTACGTGAGGGGTATCTTGTACTCTCTGCGGTACAAGGGTGCCTTCTTCACAATAGAAGGCAAAGTGATCTGATACGAATGTATCAAGTTCACTAACTTTAAATATAGTATTTAAAGTCTTGAGGTGGTTTTCTAGTACCACCTTTGACGGATCTAAGGCGATCTCGTCATCACCTACAAGTGTGTAGGTGAGAAGCCCACTCTTTTCACAACAGTATTGGTGGGCTAGTGTCAAGATGACCTTGGTCATCATGTCACCCATCAACCATCCTCGGTTGGTGACGACCAGTTTGTAGCAATCGCTACTGGTCGGGACGAAAGCGAATCGCTTTCGGCAATACTTGCTTTTAGCAAGTAGGGCGAGACCAAGTGGAAAGGCCTCGCACTCTGACGCGGTAATCAATCCGTGCCAGATCTGACGGGCAACTGAAAAGTTGCCCCAGTCAGTAGCTTCCGACAGGTCTGTCGAAAGTGAATAAACGTTATCGTTTATTAAGTTCTCCCACTCTTTGTTTTGTGGGTTGAGAACATCTGTGAGAAATCTCCACAGATGACGGTCTGCTTTTAGTCCAGACCGGACCTGCCTCCCAGTCAGGGCAGGTTGAAAAACGTGTGCAAACACGCCCATTATCACTTGGTAGGCATATGGTGCCACCGTGATCGTCCGAGCCTTCGAAGGTTCGGAAACCGCATGTACTCTCACACAGGAGGTGTACGTGGGGTAATTGAGCAATTGATATATTGCCCAATTCACTAGGTCTTTAGAAGACCTAACAGGACGGGGTTTTATGTTGACCCCTTCCAACGTCCGGAAGTTGTATTCCTTCCGAACGCAGTTCACGCGTGAGAGCGTGGACAGGTAGGCAGTTTTGCCTCCCTTACCTCGGGTTCGCTCGAGGCAGGCGGTGGTCCCACAAGAGACCTTCGCCTCAGTCCCCCGTGCATTCAGCACTGGGACTATGACCTTTCTTAATATAGAAGGGTCCAGCACAATGGACGTTCCCGGGTCCGTTGTGGTGCTCTCAAATTTTTTGAGAGAAGCAGTGATCATAGATCCATCTGCCATCCCTGTGGCCCTTGTTTGGCACCACAGAAGAATGAACCTGCCGATATCGGCAGGCCCTGAGAACTCAGTTCTCCTGAAGGCGTTACGACACGCCCTTAAGTACGGGATCATGAATCCCGGACACTCTACGTGATCTATATCACTATAGAGAGCGTATGACTTTCTCATACGCTTTTTCAAGGCCTTTAATTCACCTTGAAAAAGTGCGTAATTATGCGCACAGTTTTCTAACGACCAGTTCGTTAGAACATCACACTCAACCTCTAAAAGTTGAGTGTGCTCCCTCTCTGATATCAGGAGGGGTAAGACGGCTGCATCAGCCGTCTGGAACCAGGCACGAACCTGGTGTAGGTTGCCGGCGTCTAGACGCCTGCGCAACTTGCTGCGTAAAGCAGCTGAAACCTTAAAGTATAGGTTTCTCAACAGAATGCTCTGTTGATCTGCTGGACAAAAGTCCGACAGGTACTGAGGAGGCCCACGCCTCCTCAGAGCGGTCATCTGAAAAGCTGGAGAGATTCTTCTCTCAAAGATGTCCACCACACTACGGAATTCACCGTAGTACTCCTCCATACGTTGGAGGAGTGTGCTGCTTTGCAGCACACGAATTTTTGGGCCCGCCCTTCCTATCGTTGGCAAGGGGGGTTTCCAAAAGGGATCCATTCTTTAATGGATCATCGTTTCTTGGAAAACGATCTATCGCAA